ATGAAAAAGCCCGATCTCGCCGGTCTCGCCGCCTTCGTCGCCATCGCTCGCGAACGCAGTTTCCGCCGCGCCGCCGCCACCCTCGGCGTAACCCCGCCGACGCTCAGCCACACCCTGCGCGAACTGGAAACCCAGGTCGGTATCCGCCTGTTCAACCGCACCACTCGCAACGTCTCGCCGACCGAGGCCGGCGAGCACCTGCTGGCACACCTGGACCCGGCGTTCGAAGACATCGCCGCCGCGCTGGACAGCCTTAACCGCTTTCGCGAAACGCCTCACGGCCTGGTACGAATCAACGCGCCGCGAAACGCCATCGGTCTCGTCCTCGCGCCACGTTTCGGCGAACTGGCCCGCGACTATCCCGGCATCACCCTGGAAGTGGTGGCGGACGAGGGTTTCGCCAATATCGTCGAAGCCGGTTTCGACGCCGGCATCCGCCTCGGCGAAGACCTCCAGCACGGCATGCGCGCCGTGCGGGTCGGCCCGGACCTGCGCTTGGCCATCGTCGCGACCCCGGCCTACTTCCGACGGCAAGGCAGGCCGGGTAGCCCGGAGGAATTGCTCGGCCACCGTTGCATCGGCTGGCGCAAGGTGTCTTCCGGAGAGCTTTACAAATGGCAATTCAGCAAGGGCACGAAAGCGCTTTCGGTGGCCGTGAGCGGACCGCTGGTCCTCGACGACCCGCGCCTGATGCTACAGGCGGCGCTGGCCGATGTCGGGATTGCCTTCGCCATCGAGGAGGAAGTCGCCGAGCACCTCGCCGCCGGCCGCCTGGAACGGGTCCTGGCGGATTGGTGCGCCCCCTTTCCCGGTTTCCATCTCTATTATCCGAACCGCCGCAACCACCCGGCGGCGTTGAGCGCCGTGATCGACCTGCTGCGCTACCCCGGCGAGGAACACCCAGGTCCCGCGTAGGCACATCGGCGGAAGCGCCCGTGGCGGCCTGGAGGCAAGCATGGAGGCTGGCCTGTATCGACGCACGGCGTAGGGCGGATAACCGCATCGCGGTTATCCGCCGAACCTCGGTATATCGGCGGATAGCGCCTTGTAGCGCGGCGCGAAATTTGGCGCGGATTTGCGCAATAAATGACGCGCCCTAACCGTTTCGCCAGCGGCAAAAGAATTTCAAAAGGTCAGCACAGGACGACGATATCGCCATCGGCTACCCGTTCAGACAGAGCGGTCAGCTTGCCGATGCCCTCCCGTAGAAATCGGCTGAGCTGCTCGATGCACTCGCGCTGGTCCTTAGTGAGACTGAACTCAGCCTCCATGCTTTCCATGAGATCAAGGCAGCACTGGTTGAGAAACCCCACTTCCAGTAGTTCAGCCCGCAACCTTTGCCTCAGTACCTCGTCCATCCCAAGGTTCCTATCTACTACTCGACATCAGACTTTCGGAACGTGGCAAAAACGAGAACGCCATCACAACTACCTATTCAGGTAGTGGATACCGCGCTTTGATCGCCTGGACAGCTGCGACCCATGCCGCCAGGTCCGGCTCGGTGCCGGTAGCGATGGCGTCAAACTCGGCCTCCAGGCGCAACGGGTCGGACTCGGTGCGATAGGCCTGGCGCCGCAGCTCCTGGACCTCGGCGAGGAGGTCGTCGGGATGGAACGCCAAGTCGCCGACAGGGACGCCAGCTAGGGCTGCGGCCTCGTCCAGCGAGCCGGCCCATTCTGCGAAGAACTCGCCTTTCAGTAGAACTCGTTTCGTCATTGTCATGCGCTCTGTGAGTTGACGGTCGCGATAGGCGCGACGTGGATGCCGGGGTCGACCAGTCCGCCGAAGAATGCCGGACAGGCCATAGCTGCACTGGCGCCCAGCGACATATAGAGGAACGGGAAGCCGTTGTCGTACCCCTGCGCGCTCTTCTTGGAAATCCTGACGTGCTTCCATCCATCGCTCGGGGTCAGCACCTGTCCCGGCACTACAGGCGCACCATTCAGCCAAATCTTGTAGTCAGTCGTCGGGGCCGTTGACGGCATGAAGTGAAGCGATCCGGCCTCCGCGCGTATCCAAAGAACCGCAGTACACCAGCCGTTGGCGATGAAGAGCGCCCTCGACGAGTTCGTCATCTGGAGATAACGGGTCGTGCCGTCGGCGCCCGTAGAGCCGGTCGTTGCGTTGGGGCCAGCGGTCAGCAAAGCGGTATAGAACTCCACGCCATAGCGCGCCAAGCTGCCACTGGACCGCCCCATCGCCACCAGTAAGTCCTGGACACGTTGATTCAGATTGCCAGCCGTCCCGCCGTTTGTGGTGTTGTCGTAGATGTACTTTCCGCCGTCAGCGATTGACGCGCCATTCCATGGCGTCAGGAACGTACTGGAAAAAGCCTCAGTGAATCGCAGGATTAGCGGGTTGATACTGCCTGCGTACCGCCCGCTATCGGGCATCAGATTGAGGAACGGCATGCCGTTGAGGTCTGCTCCGGCAGCGGTTCCCAGCTTCCCCCACGTCCCGTTGTTGCGTGCGTAGTTGCTGCCGTCGCTGGGCGCGTCCGACATACCGCCCACCAGCTCGACCCACGCCGTGCCGGAATACTCGTAGGTCTTGACCTGGCCGCTCGCCGTCGTCTCGTTGGCGACCTGGACACGCCAGCCCAGCCTGGGCGGCATGTACTCCCAAATGGGCGTTGACGCACCAGTCACCCACCAGCGGGCCAGGCGGTTCTGATTTGAGCCGCTGCCGGTGAAAATGTAAGTGTCGCCCTCGACCTGGCCGCTGGTCGGGAGCGCGGCGACGCGCCCCTTGACGACCGGTTGGCGCAGGAAGTCATCCCAGCGCAACATGCGGATCAGTTCGCTGTAATGCCCCTCACCGGGGGCGCCGTTGATCAGCAGGCCAGTGTTCGGCCCCATCGTAAGACTCATGCGGAAACGCCTCCTAGTTCTTGGCCCAGCCGGAAGCCAAGGCCGTGTCGTTCGATTGTGATGTCGTGTTGCTGCCAGGATTGGATGCCGTCGCGGACGCTGCGCAGGACTAGGCGCACGTCCTGGAGCGGGCCGTCAGCGACGTCTTCGGCCAGCGGATAGGACCAGTTACTGGATGTGAGGCCGGCATAGGTGCGCTTCAGCGTCGTGCCGCTGTAGACCTGGAGCGTCACCGTCGCCCCATCTTCGGGCCCGATGTTGCCGACAGTGGTATCGATCAACTGGTCGGCCTGGCCGATCCGGTCGCGCATCGCCCAGCTCACCGACAGCGCCCCGTAGACCTTCGTTGGGTACGCGCTGCCGTTGATGCGGAACTGGCCGGGCGGGTACGGCTTACCTTGGCGCCCGGTCAGCGTCAGGCTGTCGATGGCGGCCAGCGCCGGGGCCAGTTGGCCCTCGCTGGTGTTGGTCAGCAGCCGGGCCTGGAGCGTCACGCCCTGGCTGTATACCGTCTCGTCCACCGCTTCGAACGTGTCGTAGAACCAGACCCGAGCCCCGGCCAAGTGCTTGGCCGGCACGGTATCGGCGCAGCCGCGCGCCAGGGTGACGGTGCCACTGGCATAGTTGACCGCATCGACCCGGACTATCTCGTCGTCCACCACAGCGGCCTGGCCGACAGTGACGTCCTCCAGCCGGGTGGCGTTGGTCAGCGTGACCACGTTCGGCCCGGCCGCCAGCGGCAGCTCGGCGGCGAGTAGCCCGGTCGGGCACCAGTCGCCGGTTCCGCGATCCACGAACGCGCCAGAACTGCCGACGCGGTCGGTCAAGGTGTAGCTCTGCGACAAGCTTGTCGGCGCCTCGGCCAGCGCAGCGAGGTAGGATGCGGACACGTCCAGGAGCTGGAGATTCGCCGGATCGATCACGCCGGCCAGTTCGCGATAGGGTGCCTCGATCAGGCGGCGCACAGTGATCGCCCGAGGCGTCCGGTCGGGCGGAATCCAGCCCGGTGGTGGCGGCGCCACGCCGGTTGTCGCCGGCAGATTGAACTGATCCTGAACGACGGTCAGGGTGATCTTGCCGTCGCCGAGGAAGTTGTCCTCGATCCGGCCGACCCTGACGACGGTTTCGGGGATGCCGCGCCGGATCGAACGGATGCGAAACGGCTGGCCTGGGTTCAGGCTACGGGCGCGGCGGTCGAATACGCCTTTATAGCGCTTCAGGCCGGTTGTCTTCAGACGCATTTCCCGCTCACCGACTCGCCCGGCCAGCTCGCCAGTCGGCACGCCCAGGAACTCGACTTCCTCGGACGACCGCCGCCCCTGCGACGCGGCGACCGCGTTGTTGTTGACGATGACTTGGCGCTGCGCACCGTCGGTCTGGTCGATGTACTTCACGATAAGCTGGCTCGGCGCGAGCGAGGTCGAGCCGGTCTTCTCCTGGGTGATCTCCAGGAGGCCGCTGTCTTCGTCGAACAGCGGCAGGTCCGCGACGTTGTAGTCGTCACGCAGGAGCCGGATGCTGATCTGCCCAGTCTGGCGGTTCGGGTAGACCTCGGCTCCGATATGCGATTTCACCGTCTCACAGAAGTTGGCGAACGTGTCGGACCTGGTCCATTCAAAGCACAGCCCGAAACTCTCGGCATACAGCTTGTCGGCAGCGGCCCGCCAGCTCGCCTCGTCCATCCGCGTGCGAGCCAGTCCCCGGAAGTCCCGGCCGGTGTAGACGAGATAAAGGATGTGTGCCGGGTTCATCGCCTTGATCTGACCGTCCGCGAGCCAGATAAATTGCTTTTCGGGATACCAGGGGTTGCCGTCCCACAGCCGGTTCCCGCCTCGACGCAAAATCTCCCACTTTTTCGGGTACCAGTTAACCGAGGTAACCAGGCCGGAATAGAAGCACGTGGTAACGCCCCGGAACGCCGGCACCAGGCCGCCGAGCATCGCCGCCAGGCGCGGCAGGACGCCCTGGTCCTCTTCACCGAACAGGACATCCAGCGTCCCATCGAGCCCACCTTCGCCCTTGTCACCACCGAACAGCTCAGGCGCATTGATGCGGACCTGTCCGTTGCTGGTGATCGACCCTTTCCACGCGGTTTTGCCACTCGCCCGGATTGCACAAACTTCATCGACTTTCTTGCCCAGGGCGAAATGGATGTCGAAGTAGTAGCGGAACCCGACCGTCTGTGCCTTCGGTTTAGCGCCCATTCGCGATCTCCTGGCGTGCATGTTCAACCAATTTGAGCGCGAGCGCGTCGCCGGTCGCGACCAGCACGTCGGCCTCGATGCCGTCCCGTAGGAACGCCATCCAGTCGAGGTCATGGCGCTTGAAGAACTCCCTCGCCTGGCGATGGCAGTAGCCCTGCCGAGTGGTCCAAGTCGGCACGGTATGCAGGTGCTGAGCCGTAACTATCATTTCTTGCTCCCTTTGGTCTTGATCGCCTTCGTTCGGTAGTTGCCTACGGTCAGCACCATCCAGCTCTTCGACCAGCACTGACCGAAGACGGCGACCTGCTCGTCGCCCTCGTCACAGCGCGGGAAATCGATGTCTTCAAAGGCGGTCGGCTTGGGCTTCTGTGGCTTCGGCGCCAAGACCTTGGACAGGATGAACGACGCCGCCAGAATGACGAGATTGATTGTGATCGGGTCCATGGCCTACCTCACCAGACCTGATCGCCATCGAACGGCGACTTGCCTTGCATCGCGTTAAACCCCCTGAAGTTGGGGAGGTTGCTGAATTTGTCGTCGCAGGTCTGCGCGAGCCCGTCGCAACCCGGATAAACCCGCAGTTGGCCACCTGCCGGAATGCCCTCAGTGCCGCCCAGGATGTAAAGATCGGGTCCGGCGTGCCGCTCGATGTAGCGGCTATCGTAGTTGTCGCCGTCCACCTGCCACTCGACGTAGCCCCCGGTAAACCAGCCATCGGCATAGCCGGCGACCACGCCGCTGGAGATCACCCAGCCGCTGATGCTCTGCGGCGTCAGCGTCACGCGATACGGAACGAGGTTGACCTTGCAGCGATGGTCGCCAACGACTGCCGTGCAGGTGCGGCAGTAGGTGTCGATCAAGCCGGGCTGGTCCATCAGTTCGTCTTCTGACACGCACGTTATGCGGCAGCTATCCACGGTCGGCCAGTCCACATCGCCAATCTGGCCCACCCAGGAAACCGCTGCCTCGGTGTCGCCGTAGTGCATGTCGTAGACGACCAGGTCGATGGCACCGCTCGGCGACCGGGACTTGTACAGCAGCGCGACGTCGAGGTCGGCCGGCGCGGTGATGACGAACTGGTCGGACTGCGGATCGCCGGAACAGATGATCCCGTTGTCAGTGATGCCGCCCGGCACGGTGCGGAAAATCTGGTTTTGATAAGTGATGTCCCGGTCGCTGCTGTTGTAGCTCCAGCGGATGGCTCCACGGCTGAACTGGTACAGCCGCACCGGCTGCCCATCCGCGAGCGAGCTTTCGCGGCTGTTAAAACTCATCGTCACGAACCCCTTTGAACGTCAGGGCGGCAGTTGCTACGCCCTCGCTATCAGTGACGTGCTCGATCTCGACCACGTCGGTGGCGGCGCTACAGAGCGCCATGAAACAGATGCGCGCTACATCGGTCGGCTCGACCAGGCGGCCCAGGGCGGCGTCGATGGCCAGGCGCTCGGTGTCGGCGTCCAACTCGGTGCTGGTGAGGATGCGGCGGTGATAGACCGTGCCGTCGTACAGCTCGATGCGGATGTCGCGACGGCCCGGCCGGCCGTTGGCGAAACGGGCATAGCCGATATTGCGCACGTCCAGCGCGGTGGCCAGCTGGGACACGGTTCCGACAAGCGTCAGGTCGTCGGCGTGGGTCGGCACCCAAAGCGCCTTCTGCTGGCCGCGCAGCGCATAGACCAGGCCACGGAACGCCGACCGCTCGGCTCGGCCCATGCCGATCCACCGATGGCCGATGACGGGCAGCGCCGTGCTGGCGACGTCGGTGACGCGGGGAATGGCGCTGCCGTTGTCGAGGGTGGACAGCAGGCGCTGATAGCTGGAGGTGAGGTCTTCGCTTTCGTCCGGGCGCTGCTCCAGCACTGACCGACCCCTGTAGGTCGTCGCCGGCATTACCTCGGGCCAGGCGCTGGGCTCCATTATCAGGAACGACACCCGCGCAGACTGCGCGGTATCGGTCAGCCGGGTCAGCGTGGGCTGTTCGGTCAGCTGCGCGGTGCGTACCGGGTACAGTCGCGAGCCAGTTACCCAGGTGGCCTGGACGGGGCGGACCAGGTCCAGGCCGCTGGCGGTCACCGTCTTGACCTCGACGACCTCATAAGTAAAAGCGTCCTCACCGCGCAGCATCGCTAGACCGCCGTCGCGGAAGTCGAGGCCGGCCGTGTCGCACGGAATGCTCAGCGACCCGGCCGCCAGCGGCTGCTGGAGCAACTGGATATCAGGCCAGATCGGCAGCGCCCAAATGCGCGCGCCCCAGCCGAATAGCGTCATGTCCAGAAGCTGCCGCTCGCGGTCCACCGCGTACATGTTCGCTTCGAACTCTCGGCGCGGCGCCAGGCGCATGGCTCGGCGCTGGGTCACGGCCGATTCGCTTTGCAGGATATTTGTCGATGCGCTCAGGCGTTCGACGATGCTGTCGCCCCAGTCCGGTGCGAACGTCCAGGCGATGATGCGATTGCCAGTGATGACCAGGACCAGGTCCGGCTCGCCCTGGAGTCTCCAGACGACCCGCGCATTGACGACGGGCGGGCCGTCCGTGCCAATGCTGACGGTCCAGGTGCGTTCCTCCAGGGCGGCGAAACCCAGCGGCGGCGACGCCTGGCCAGACAGCGTGATGCCGTCTGCGGCTTCGCGGTCGATTGCGGTCAGCGTGCGCGGACTGAAATATGCGTTCCAGACTGATGCCGGTCGTATCTGGGTGCTGACGACGTTGCCCAGTTCCATTGCGGTCGGAATCAACCAGAGGCGGTTGTAGTAGTTCTCTTCCAGAGCGCTTTGGTGGACAGCCTGGTAGGTCGAATGGATCACCTCTACCGGCTGATGCGCCCCATAGGCGCCGGCCCAGGTCGAGGCCGCGACCGCTGCAAGGCTGATGTCCTGGTTCAGCTCCAGGGCGTCGATATTCGGCGTGATGCCAGCAACGATCCCCTCCACAGGCTTCGGCACCTGGAACCCCGGAAACGTCGCCATCACTCGACCACCCGGAAGCAATAGCCGACCCAGGCGCTGGTGCTGTCGAAGTCGGTAGCGGTTCCGCGTTGGAGCAACGGATAGACGCGCCAAGTGTCGCTACCGACGACAAGCGGATCACCAGGCGCGAGGAAGGCCATGTTGCATATGCCAAAGTCCGGCACTTCGCCCACGTAGCGCGAGCGCTGCTGAGCGCCGAACGCATAGATGGCGCACGGCACAGTGGTGGTCGAGCTGTTCAGCTCGTTTGCGCTGGCGTCGATCAGTCCGACGTCAGGATGGTACTGACTTCTGTAGTTTCCACGGCCTGGCCCGATGACCCGCCGGGGGATGTTCGTCGTGTAGTCGAATGGCAGCCAGTCGGGCGAGGGGCCGCCATCCAGGCCATCCACACGCAGTACGCAACCACCGTCGCTATAGCGAACGTGATAGCCGTCGAACGGATGACAGGACCAGCTCGATGTCAGCATCTGGCCCGCCTGATAGATTACGGAGCCGCATACGTACTGGCCGCCGCTGTATTCGACTCCGCGCTTGTTGAGCGAGCCAATCATCACCGGCCGGAACTGACCGGCCGCAATCTCGACGTGCAGGTGCAGATAGGCCGCCGTGGCAAACAGGTGGTAGCGCGTGAACGGCCCACCGCTCAGCTGTGCGACGGTCGGTCCCTTCGACGAATAAGGGTTGTTCTGCACCGAGTTACCGGGCTGCGCGTTCCACGCCAGGCTGTTATCGAACCCCGTATTGCCCGCCATCTGGAACTGATTGGCTCCGGCATTGAATGACCAGTACCCATCAGCGTTGTGACAAAGCCATTCCGATGCCGAGGCGCGGTCGGTGACCCAGCCGAGCGACTCGGCGTGGACGCGCACCTTGGCGAGCAAGTCGGCCGGGTTGTTCGCTGTTCCTGTGAAATAGGCCATGTCAGTCCTTCCTGATCGCGTAGAGCCAGGGGTTGCCCGAGCGCCAGGCGGTTTGGAAAACAACGTGGTCCACTCCGTCCTCGACAATCACGTCCTCGGCGCCGGAGTTGAGCGTTGGCACGTAGAAAGCGCCGTCGAAGTCGCCCAGGTTTCGGCGACCCTCGGTTTCGCGGGTGACGAACGACAGCGCCTTGAGCGGGAACTTCCCGAATGAATCCCGCAGTTGTTTGACCACGGTGTCACTGCTGCCCGCATAACGGCCGCAGCCCAGCGGGAGGAGCGTCCGATTGTTGTAGTCGGACTCGTTGGCAGCCCCTCCGTCTACAGTGAAACCGAGCCAGCGCCCGGCGGGATCGCGGAGATAGCAGCTTCGCTCATAGGGGCTGCTGATGCCTCGGTGCCGGTCACTCACATCGGACCAGCGCACAGCGACGTCCCCGCGATACGACCCGACTACAGCAAGCGGGTACGGATACTGCGACGGCGGACAGGGTGGCAGGATGAAGCCGGCGCCGGCCGACTCGTAGATCGTGCTGACTTTCACGACGACCCAGAAGCGCCGGCCGTTGGCGAAGAACCAGTACGGCATGGGCTGGTTCCACAGCAGCGCCTGGACCCGCGGACTGTAGTTGGCAAACGCGGTCCAGAAATCGCCACCGGGCGGGATCGCTCCAGCATTGAACGCCGTACCGCCCATGAAGCGCAGGTTGTAGTAGTCCAGTGCCGTATCGCCGTAGCTCTGAATCCCCATATAGATACTGTCGGTGCCGCCCAGGCCGGGGGCGCGCAGCGTTACCTGGCGCACGGCTATCGCAGTGCCGGACGCGGGGATGCTGTTGTCGAAAACCTTCTCGTAAGCCTGCCCAGCCGCGACCAGGTCGGGGTTCGCAGTGAGGAACTGGACGAGGCGCTCGACCAGGTTCTGGTGGTTCGTGGCGGTGCCGAATTCGGTGGCCATGGGACTCCTAGATAATCTGCTTGACGGCCTGGCGGTTCTTGTTCAGCCAGACCAAGAAGTGTTCGCCGCCTTTGCCGGCCCACATTTCGGCCGCCATCTGATCCGTGTCCTGAACGGCGTGCAGGTAGATCGAGTTGGCGACCGAGGTACTGAAGTTCTTGGATGGTTCGGGCAGGTTCGCGCCAGCACGGACGGGGGCCGGCAGGTTGGGGGCGGGAGTGCCGATCTGCCCGCCGGTTGCGTGACGGACAGGGTTTGCCCAGCCGGCCAGCGCGGCCATGCCGTAGCGGTTGAACTGTTCGAGAAATGCCAGGGCGCCGGGCTGTCGTACAACGGCGGCGCGGGTCATGAACTCGTCGTTGGATGCCAGAATCGGGATACTGTCGCTGGTGCCTGTTCCTGGCCCCTTGATGTGCCCACCGGAGGCGAAACCGAATATGCCGGCGATGGAGGACAACCAACTGCCGCCGCCCGCTGCCGCTCCGGCCGCACCCGCACCACCCGCAGCAGCGCCCAGCCCTTGGACGCCATTGGCGGCTGCCAGCGACGCAGCGGCCGCTTGGATAGCAGCGGCCCCGGTCAGCAGCGAAGCGCCCGCTGTCGATAGAGCGCCTGCCGACGCGGTCACAGCCGCCGCGCCGGTCGTCATGCTGGTGTCCTGCTGGCCGCCACCAAACAGCCCCATGATGCCGCTAGACAGCGATTGCGCGAGGTTCTGCGCCGCCATGTTCACCAGGGCATTGAGCACAGCCTCACCCAGCGACGTGATGGCGTCGCGCAAGTCCATGGTCCCGGAAGCCAGTCCCTTGATGGCGTCGGTAAAGCCGGTGGTGAGCCCGTCCCGCAAGGTGGTTTCGAGCAGCGTCGTGGTCTGCTGGAGGCGCGCCGCCTCGGCGTCCAGTTGGGCGAGCGACTCGGCAGCAGCTCGCCCGACCTCGCCAGGCTGGCGGGCCATCTGCTCCAGGATCGGCCGAATCTGCTGGAGCTTCTCGTAGGTCGCCCGGTGAATGTCCAGGATGCGCTGCCGGGCGTCCATTTCGTTGATGACGCCGGCATCCTGCTGGACGTTGACGGAAGACTCGGCGCGCTGCTGGTCGGCCAGCAAGTCGTCCATCTGCTGCTTGACGTCGTCCAGTCGGACCTTAGCCTCGGCGACGGGAATTAGCTTGTCGATCCAGGCCAGGCCGGCGTCGTTGCCCGCCTTTTCGAAGTCCCGCCGCATCGCGTCAAATTTCGTCCGAATTTCCAGCAGTCCCGCGTCAACGGTGCGGCCGGTCGCCCGCAGGTATTCAGCCTCCAGGCCGGCGTTGGTGCGCGCATTGGCGTCGGCCTGCCGCTTCTTCTCGTCCGCCGCCAGAGCGGCCAGTGCTGCCGCCGCCCGAGCGTGGAGGGCTCCGGTCAAACCCTTCTCGGCCAGCTCGTAGGCGCGCACCTCTGCGCTGGTGAGACCCAGAGTGCGGGCTTGCTTTTCCAGCCCCGCAACATAGCCTTCCTGGCTCTTCGCCAACTGCTCAGCCGTGGAGGCTTGTTGTCGCGCACTGGATTCAGCCTTGCGCCGGGCATCCTCGCGGGCCTGAGCTGCCTTCTCGGTATTGGCCTTCAGGGTCTCCAGGCGCAGTATTTCGGCACTCTGTTCGGCATTGAGGTCGGCCCCGAACTGTTGGAGGCGACGGCCGGCTTTGCCGAGGACAGATGGATCTTCCAGGTCGGCGATGGCCAGGCGCAGGGACTGGATATACTCGGCCGCCTTGTCCGACCCTTTGCTCAGCGCATCGCTGTTCTCATTGATGGCGGCAGTCGAACCCTCCAGGCGTGCCTTGAGTTCCGCATGACGCTGCCCCAGCTCGGTAGCAGTGCGGCCTGCCTCTGCCTGACCAGCCGCCATGTCCAGCAGCTTGCGCTTGAGTGAATCGGGAACAGCGCCGCTGGCGGCCAGGGTGTCCATCACCGACTTCCAGTCCACCTCCACGCCTCGCGCAGCGTCAGCCGACGCATCGATTAGAGGCTGGAGGGCCTGCTGTGCTTCGGCAGACGGGATGCGATCCAGCCTGGCACCATAGAGGGCGGTGCTAGCAACTTCTCGCATTTCGCGGGCGGCTTCCACAGCCGTCTGCCGCAATCCGTCGATCTGCTCGGAAAGCCGGGTCAACTCGCGATCTTGCTCAATCTCGCTCAGCTTGCCCATGCGCTCGACCACCTGGTCCAGCGGCTCGCTCAGGTCATCTAGGCTACTCTTGACCGCCTGGGCGCTATCGCGAAACAGGAAGAAGCTTGCCGCCGCTCCGGCCACCAGCATCGCGATGCCGGCCGGACCACCGATCACGGCCAGCATCCCGCGCATCGCGGCGCCGGCCGCCAACTGCGCAGCAGCAAGGCGCTGGGTCGCGGCGGTATGCGCCGCCTCGGCCGCAGCCGCCTGGGTGTGGCTCACTGTCAGACCCGCCTGCGCCCTGGCATTGGCTGCTGCCGCTGCCGTCGAAGCGACCTGAGCCTGGGCAGTCCGCAGTTCTTCAGCGGCTTGCGCCCGAGCGGCCAGCACTGCCGCCAGTTTCGCCTGGGTGGCCAGCGTTAGGCTGGCCACGTAGCGGGTCAGCCCCGCCACCGCCGCGACGCCAAACAGCTTGACGATGACCTCCATGTTCTCGGCCAGCACGTTCAGCGCCGAGGACACGCTGCCGGTGATGTCATAGGTGCGGTTTAGCTCGCCCAGGTAGGCGCTCAGGGCGTTGTTGAGGCTGACCAGCGCGTCCTGGACCGAGGTGCCCATGTTGTCTGCCGCCTCGCGGTTCGCCGCCACGGTCTTGCGCAGCCCTTCATTCAGGTCGCGCAACGACAGGCTGCCCTCGATGCCCAGCTTGCGGATTTCCTCAGTGCTCTTGCCGGTGGACTCCGCCAGGGCGTTCACCAGGCTGGGCATGGCGGCCATGATCGACTGCCAGGCGTCAGAGCTGACCTTGCCGGTCTGGATCGATTTCGAGTAGGCGTCGATGGCACTCGCCGCACGGTCCGCCGACGCGGCGTTAGTTACCAGCAGGAAGGAAAACGAATCGGTAATGTCCAGCGCTTGCTCGGTGGTGTACCGCAGTGACTTCAGGCTGTCGGCAGTACGGATGTATAGCTCCTGGGCTTCCGCCAGCGGCCGGTAGGTGCGGCTGGCCGTCTCCAGCAACCGGGCCTGCACTTGCTCATACTCGGCGGTGCTGCTGGTGACCATTTGGATGCGGTCGGCCATTTGCCCATATTGGTCAACCATAGTCACCAGGCCGCCCAGCGCACTCAGGCTGGCCCAAGCGCCGACAAACCCAAGCACCTGTGCGCGAAGGCTATCCAACTGCCCACCCATCGCAGACAGCTCGCTCCTGGTCTGGACCGCCCCCCGGTCAACCTGCTGGAGGTTGCCCGTCAGTTGTCTGAGCGCGTTCTGCGCTTCAGCCAGGTCAGCCTGGATGCGCAGTGCTATCGAGAGTTGCTGATTAGTAGCCATCAGGATTCCAAACCGTTGAGGAAGGCGCTGGCGTCCTTGCCACCGGCCATTCCGAACATCACCGACCGAACGTTGCGTGCCTGTTCTCGCCGTTCAGCTGCCTGCGCTTCGTTCCAGTACAGAATCAGTTGCCGGCCGGTATAGGTGCCTAGGGTTTCGCGGCAGTGGCCGGCGCGGACGAGATCGGCGAAGACTCGGCTCCAGGGCGCGGGTTGCCCAGTGCCATCGCCAGCAGGCGAGGCCGCCAGAGCCGTCGCACGAAAAAACCGTTGTTCACCGTCCACCAGGTCAGTACCAGGGCTTCGCCGTCATCTGCCGGCAGCGCGTCCACCCAGTCCACGGACTGGCCGCAACTGATGGCGAGCAGCTCGCGCAGCGCGTCAGCGTGCCGGGCCAGGGCGTCGAAGATGACGTTGATTGACTCCGGCCCGTCGAGCTGCTCCGGGGGAACTGCCGCCAGGGCATCGGCCAGCGGAGCGAGCAAGTGGTTGTGGCGCAGTTGCTCGCTGAAACTCAGCTCGCGGACGGTCACCTCGACGCCCCCGACCGCCAGTTGACGGTCAGGGAACAGCACGCTCAGGCTGTCGTCGGGCGCCGAGTCGGCCGGCTGGCCGCGAGGATTCACAGGCTTCTTCCTGGCCATGGCTTACCCCAACTGGATAATGCGGCCGAAACGGCCCAGGTCGCCGGTATCCGGCTTGCTGGTGTCCAGCAGGATTCCGCCGCTGATCTGCATACCGGCGACGGTATTGCCGTCGCTGATCAATGCCAGCTCCTGGAGCGGGTCGGTCGCGACCTTGTACAGCTCGACGATGACCGGCGCGCCGCCTTCGGCCAGGTTGATGCCCTTGTAGCGCAGGGCGACGGTCGGCTGCGGCGCGGTGAACATGCCCACCTGCTTGGTGGCGGCGTACTCATAGGCCGCTTTGAACGGCTGGGTCGGGGCCGGCGTCGGCAGACCCAGCAGTTGGACCTCGCCGTAGGCTCCATCGGCTCGCAGGGCGTAATACTGCGGGTCGAGGGGCGCCGGGCTGCTCGCGCTGTCGGTGATGACCAGTTCGCTGACGCCGAAATTGGCCAAGCGGATCACATCGCCAGCCACTAGGTCGGCGGGGAGTACCTCGCCCGTCACGGAGCCCGCCGCCTTGGCCACGACCTTGCCATAGAGGGTGAGCGCCAGGTTGTCCGGGCCGATGCTGTGCAGGGTGATGTTGACGGTGGCGGTCTTGCCGATAGGGAAGCTGCGTACCAGGGCTTTCTGGCCGCTGTAGCTTTCCTTGTGCTCGACCTTCTCGACTGCGAGCTGGATGCTCATGGCCGAGACATCTTGAATCCAGCGCCATTTGCCGAGGACGCCGTTGACGATAGGCGCGGCGTCAATCTCGCCTTGCCCGTAGAAATACGTTTCCTGTGCCATGTGAGGCCTCCGTAGGAATCAGATGTTGCGCTTTACTTGTCGCGTTTCTCGTCGGCCTTGGGCTCGGCGGGAATCTTGGTGATCAGTTGACGGCGCAGCAGGAACTCGGCATCGGCGCGGCTGACTTCGATCTCGTCGCCCTGCGCCACCGGCTTGCCGGCATGGGTGTGATTGGGTTTCTCGGCGGTGATGGTGACCTTCACGGTTTCCATGATTTGATCCTCGGGTAGACGAACCTGGCGGTGAACACCAGGGGGAAATAGAGGTAGCCGCTGGCGTAGGTGGCAGGAGACTGTCGGGCGCTGCGCGCCAACGGCGCCACATCGATGGCGGGAGCCCATCCGGTCAGTGCCTTGACCAGCCGTCCCAGCAGCGGACCTGCCTCTCGGCGCGCTCCTTCGCCGGAGTTCGACGAGTCGGCGTAATGCACCACCAGTACAACCGCCCATTGCTGGCCGACGGTCTGAATGGCCCGCTGGCCTCCTTGGTGATCCGCTCCGGTGCCTGTCTCGTCGCCGAGATAGACGACATAGGCGCTGGGGGCGGGCTGGTCCTGCTCACTCAAGGTCGCCAGATCGGGCACCCCGGAAACGATGGCCAGACCCGGAACCTCTGAGCGGATACGCTCGATCAGCAACGGTTCCAGGAACAGGTAGTCGAACGGGTCGCTCACCAGTCGGCCCCCCAGTCGTTACGGCCTTCGCTTATCTGCACCGTGTTGGCTACGGGCGCCGGCTTGCCGTCAGCATCCAGGGCCAGACTCAACTTGCCGTTGGCGATGCCCGACAGCAGCTTTCGCAGATGCTCGGCCGTTTTGTAGACCGGGTTCTCTTCCTTTAGAACGATGTGCAGATTGGCGTAGGCCAGGCCACAGGCAATGCGCTTGAGCGCCGTTGGCACGCTGGCGAGCGGCAACTGGTATCGGCCGTGCAGATGCAGGTCGATTTCTGAGTCGGCGTCGGCGATGGCGCGATCCACGATCACAGTGTCGATGGTTGTGGCCGGTTTATTGACGCGGTCACTCACCTCGCGGATTTTCTGCTCGCTGTACTGCTCGATCAGGTCGGCCAGCGTGCAGTAGCTCACAGCTGCGACTCCAACTGTTCCAGGACGTCGAGCGCCTCGCGGCAGTCGGCGGCGACCTGGTGCTGTAGCTCCGCCTGAGCGGCTTCACCCTGAGCCTCGCTGATTGGCGCGTTGTGCTCGGCGATCTGCGCGGCGATGTCCAGGTGGGCAATGGCGTGATTCATCACTCGCCCTCCTGGTTGCCGGAAAAGGTGCAGCGCTCGACCTTGAGCAGCGGGTCCGACTCCAGAGCCTCCAGCTGCTCGTCGCTCAGCACGCCGTCAGCGAAGCCTTGGCCTTCCTTGTCGAAGCAGAAGCCCGCTCGGCAACGGCGCTCGACGGTGGCCCGAACAAAGACGCCCTCGACCTCGTCCGAGGCGCTGTCTGGCTTGGTGGCGGGCGTCTCGGGTGCGGTGGGCGAAGCGTCGTCCGTAGAGTCCGGCAGAGTGTCGTCCTTGGGCTTTTCGGTCGCCGGATCGGTCTTGGATTTTGCGGTGGTCTTGGCCGCAGAGTTCTGGCGTGCCATGTCGTGTCTCCTGTAGCTGGAAGAAGGTGGCCATCCTTGGCCTGGCAGGCGTTCCGTCTGGGGCTATCAGTTGAGCCAGGCGGTATCGAGTACCTGGACCAGTTCGAAGTTGGGGTTGTCCGCGCCATTGGCCAGGCGCTGCACCCCGACCACTTCCTTGGCCTTGGAGCGCAGAGTGGTCGGCACCACCAGCAGGTTCGGACGAATGTCCAGCGGACGACCGCCGTCGGCTTTCTGGTTGCGCATGGCGTCGTAAACTTTCTCGAAGTTGACCTGGTTCAGTTCTTCGGTGGACATCGCCGCCAGTTGCCAGAAGCCGAAGCCGACGTTGCAGCGGGAGCGCACGCCGTAGCGGTACTCGTCGGCCATGAAGACCTGCTCGTCGTCTTCCTTGGTCATCGAAGTGAACGACGGTTTCATGCGCTCCTGGTAGATCAACGGCTTGAGGCTGCGGCTGGTGTCGAGCAGATACCAGGCCGCCCCCGGATCAGCGGCCGGCGCGAACAGGTTGCTAACGGTGGTCGCCGTGCCGGTGCCATCCACGTTCGGATAGACCGGGTGATCGGTGTCGAAGAAGTTTTGACCGTCGTAGCAGAGATTGGCGTTGCCGGCCTTGAGCAGGGCGAAGACCAGCTCGTCGGGATGCGCGCCGGCAGCGCGCCCCATTTCCTGCATGAGCGGTCCGTAGACGCCGAGGTTGTCGTCCTCGATGTCGGTACGTTTCACGCCCACGGTCGATTCGAAGAGCTTGTTGGTGATCTGGTAGCCCTGGGCCGCCATGTCCTTGATGACACGCTGACCGATCCACTCGCGCAGCTTGGGGAACTGCCCCAGCCAGCCATAGGTGTTACTGGCGGTGGTGGACGGAATCACCGTAGCAACCTGAAGGTAGGTGCTGGGTGCCGTCGCCAGGGCGTCCTGGAAGTGCTTCTGGAACGAGGTTTTCAGTGCGCTAATCAGCGCCGGAGTAATGATGGCCATGGGTCAGGCTCCTTTTGCCTTGGCGTAGTCGGCGGGGCTGATCCCGGTCATACGGGCGGCCTCCATCTCGGCGTCGGTGAGGTTGTGGGTGTCGCCCTCCGGCTGGCGGCCTTGCAGGCGGGTCAGCGCGGCAATCGGCGCGGCCTTGTCCAGGTACGCCTTGAGCTGGCCGATGTCCTTACCGCCCAGGTCGCGTGCCCACTGCTCCAGGGAGGGCAGCAGGCGACCATCCTGGAGCGCAGCGCCGACCAGCTTGTCCAACTCGCCACCATTGAGGCGTGCGGTCAGCGCGGCGATTTGCTCCTGGAGGTCCGTCACAGCTTCCAAGGGCACGAACTTGGCCGGGTCGGGTTTCTGACTCGGGTCGGCCTTTTTCAGTTGGCTGGTGGCGGCGGCGATCTGCTCGACGCTAGCGTCCTTGGCCAAGCCGAGGGTTTCGCGCAGCGTGGCCAGGCTGGACGCCTGTGCGTCCAAGGCCGGCTTGAGCGCGGTCAGGGCGGCGATGGCTTCGGCCTCGGTCGCCCCTTCCTTGAGCGACAGCGCCTCGATGATGGCTTTCAGGAGTTCATCCACGGAGGTTTCCTCTTGGGTGGGGTAAAGGCCAAAGGTGGCCGCCGCTCGGCGGGCGAGCGGCTCCATGCCATCGATGGCGGGGTCGTTGGTGATGGCGCCCATCAGAATCGACAGGACCGTGCCGTCCGGGGCGTAGCTGAAGACCGGCGAGAAGTAGAGGTACTCACCGTCCTCGATCATTCGTGCGGCGCGGGCTGTGTATTCGACACGGCCCCACAGGCCGGAGCCTTCACGCCATTCGAAATCGAGGAAGCGGCCGGCAGCAGGCGCCGGCTGGCCGTTTTCCTCTTTCTTGAGGGTCTGGTGCTCATAGTCCAGGACAGGCGGTGTCTTGCGTGCCCTGGCCCGGTCGATCACGGCGGCGGCGCTGGCGGCATCGATCCGCCAGGCCGGCACGTCCATGGGGCGCCCGTCCGTGGGCCGGAACTCACCAGCTGGAGTGACTTGAATCCAGGCGCTGCCATCCTCCAGCTGGGGAAGCTGGAACGAGCAGGCGGCGATGGCAACGAGTAGGCGGTTCTTTTCCATGCCGCCAATGGTGGCGACGGTCGAGCGCGGCGGTTACGGGAAGGGGTTCAACGACTGCGGAGTCCGGCGCCATCTTCTGGCCAAACCCTGGCACACGAATGGCGCTGGAGCGATTTCTAACGGGGTTCTAACGGGGTTAACGCACCGACTCTGATGCGAGGTAGCGACTAACCCCGTTTCGGCGCGTGTAGCGCGTTTGCGGGCGGATCAGGTGATCACGCAGATGGCGGGTCGTTCGCCAGGCACTCCAGGGCGAACTGGACGGTATACGGCGCGGGGCGGTAGCCCTCCTTGATGTCCTCGCTCAGGTAATAGCGCATCACCCTGTCACTGAGGCCGAGCAGCTCGGCTGCGCGCCGCTGGCTGATGCCGGCTTTCTTGAGCAGCCCGCGCAGGTAGCGCGGGTCTGGATCGTGGTTGGATGCATCAGGGGTTTTCACGCCGGGAAATCTCATTCATAGCGTTTTCAATACGACCGAGGCCACTGCCAGGCAGACCATAAAACCAGGATTCCAGTTGCTCCGTTGAGTCAAAATCACGAGCACCAACGCTTTTGCCGTTTACGACGTTCTCAACGCGGGCTTTGATTTTGCTGCCATTTTCGTAAACGGCGATATTCATATAGTTCAGGTGAGCGGTGCTGAGGTATTTGATGAACTTCATGGTTTGAATCCTTGTTGGCGCCTCGCCGTTGTGGCTGGCATGACGTTAGATTAGGCACATTGTGCCTAATTCGCAATAGGCACAGTGTGCCGCTTGTCCGAAAGTGGCCACTACCGATTTCGGCTCAAGGCTGTTAGGACGATCTCCAGAATGGACTGCCGAGCGCCGGCCGCCAGTTGGCCGTTTTCGTCGAACGGCAGATACCGCCGTGCAGGAATTTCGACCTGGTGACCTCGGCCGGCGTCGCCACCAAATTGGTGGATGGCCGCATAGACCAAGTTGGACCCGATTCCCGCCTCGTTGCGATCCGCCCAGGTCGTGACCGAGCGAGCCAGGGCGTTTGTGACCTGGAGGATCGGGTGTGGACCACGCCCCTTAGCCTCGCGAGCGGCGACAGTCACGGGGCTGAGCTGCGGCCAGCCCGGCCCCTCGTCCATAAAGGCGAACTCAGTTTCCGCGAGCAGCTCGGCAGCGATGCCACGCATGACCGGCAGCGTATCGGTCACCGAGCGCATCAGCACCGCCAGGCGCTGGCGAACCTCCTGGTCGTCCAGCTCGACGTCGATCCTAGTTGTCATTAGCGCACTCTCCTGTAGCGGCCCGTCGCCAGGCCATCCTGGATGCTATCCATGGTGATCTCCATAACCTGGCCGACATTTTCCAGTTGGCCGGGTCCGTATATCTCGCCGCGCAGACGGATAGCCAGGGCGGCACCATCGGCCTGGACGACGTAGACCAACGACTCGCTACCACGCTCCCACAGCACCAGGTCAGGCTGGGCGAAGCGCTGCGGCAAGTTGGCGAGCTGCTCGCGAGTGACGGCGCTGTTACGAATCGCGGTATCGCTGGTGGCGACTACGCCAGCGCGCAGTTGGGCGCCCTGGGCGACGGCGTAGGTGACGTCGGTCGGATCGAGCACGCCGATGGACATGGTCTGCCCCTGGGGGGACGCGGCGCGATCTACGAAGGCCTCCCAGGCGCGCTGGCGGACAGGGTCCAGCAGCACGCTCTGGACCTCTTCGAGGGCGGCGGGTGCCCCCAGGGTACGCTCGGCCTTGTCGTATAGCACCTGGTCCATCAGGTGACTCTGTATGGGACTGCCGTCGAAACCGGCGTCGGGACGAAATTGGATCTTCCGCCCGGCCCGGTCGGTCGTCTCCAGGGTGGTCAGGGTCTGTTCGCGAATCTCCCCTGTGCGCCGGTCCACGCCGGTTTCGACGGTGACCTGGCCGGTCTTGCCCTGACTGGATTCGACGGTCAGGCCGCGACGGCGGACAGCGGCCTCCGTCAAGGCAACGATCCGGCACCGGCAGTTGTAGCCATTGGGCGGGGTGATGTGCTGCCAGATTGGATCGTCCCAGCGGAAGACCTTCCCATGCAGGGCGGCATGGCTGGGTCGGGTAACGCCGTCCATCACCGCTACATACATCCAGTAAGGGTGGGTTTCCCTGGCCTCGTAGGCAGCCGCGTAACGCCCTGCCATATACGCCGACTGCATGTTGGTCTGGTAAATGGTATCCAGGCGGCGCGGGCTGCCCAGTTGAGCGACCTCGGCGCCTCCATCCGGCGCGACTACCACCTGGCGACCCCACCAGCCCTTCGCCTCCAGGGTCGGCCGCAGGTTGCGCTTGAAATCTCGTAGCGTCTCGCCGCGCTCCAGGTTCTCGACCAGGGCGTTGCGAATGTCCTGGAGCACGTCCAGGCGTGCTGCTCTGGCAACGGTCAGAGCACGGGCGTGGGTGGCCGCGTCAACATCGTGCCAGTTCCAAGTAGTGGCGAATCCCTTGCGCTCCAGGTACTCGATAGCGGCGGCTGGCCGCAGGGCGAAGATGGCCCGCAGATCGGCCTCGGTTGGGGCGGCCATCAGTCGATCCGGTCCAGGTTGCCGTGGAGGCGGCCCCAAGTATCAGCAGCGAACAGCAGCCGGTGGAGCGCGTCCGTCAGGGCGCTGTCATCCATGTCCGGGAACGCTTCGGCAAGGGCGCCGAGTAGTTCGGTTTCGCTGTCACCGCGGTTGACCGCTTCCAGGAGCGGGGCGAGCAGGTCGTTGACCTGGTCTTGCATGTCCTTGGCCGGCAGACTAGCCAGCGCCTTGTCCAGCGCCTGCTGATCGCCATAGCGCGGGCCAACGATGGTGGCCAAAGCTGCCACCCGTTGTCCATGCTGGCGGCTCAGGATCGCAGGCTGCGCAGCCGAACGCAGAACTGGCTCATTCTTGGCAGGCTGCGGGATGCCGAGCTTGTCATAGACCCAGGCGCTGGGAATCTCCAGCCCCACGTTGACCAGTGCCGGAATCGACTGCGCCATGCTGGTGATGTCGGCTTGCTCGCGCAGGTCGAAGACTAGGCGCGGCGCCCGGCGCACGTCGGGACTACCAGGGCGGTTCAGCACCAGGAGCGGCCAGAGCAGATCGCGGGACAACGTGGCCGCCAACTGGCGGGCATCGGATGCCAGCAGGTCGTGCCGAACCTCGTTATGCACCTGGCCCAGGGCAAAAGCACCACCGCCTGACTGGCTGGTGGTGCTGGTCAGGGTGCCGCCGAGGACCGCCTTGGATATGGCGTCTTCGCTTTGCCGCATCATCGCCAGGAACGGATCGCTACTGCCCTGCGCCGCCTGCTGGAAGTCGATGGCCATGGTTTCGGGGATGATCCCGGCAGCAGCGTGGCCCAGGCCGGTAACGGCCCGCAGCAAGGTTGCCTTTTCCTCGTCGGCAGTACCTGGCGGATATTTCCCCAGCCGGATCGGCAGGCCATAGATTTCCAGCATTTCCGCCAGGTCGGAGGTGGCGTAGTGACGGAACAGGTACGGCCAGGCCAGCACGCGGAACAGGCCGCTGCGGGCCACATAGCCGGAGCGCGCACGCGGCCGGTGAATGATCCAGCCGAAGGGCTGCAAGGCTTCGCCGGCCGGGCTGTTGTCGCGCAGCCGCAGCTCGTTCTGGTCTTCGGGGTTGAGCTGGAACCAGCTCTGCGGTCGGTGGTGGAACGCCAGCGGCATCCATTCGCGCCCCTGTAGCGCCCACTCCAGCTCAATGCAGCTGTAGCCGTGGCCGATGCCGTCCAACGCATCGAGCAGCAAGTCCTCCAGCCCTTCCAGGTCGAGCAACAGCTCGTGCAGGTAGTCGGCATCGGCTTTCTCGGCCGCCGAGGCGTTACGCGGAGGCTCGACCGCCCAGTCCAGACCGAGGATTGCGCGCTTTCGCTTGCTCATTTCGGCGAACAAGTGGGCGTCGCGTTCCTCCATGTCCATGAACAGTTCGGCCTGGGCCTGGAGGTTGCCCTGTTCGGCCTCGACCAGGATGCGAGCCAGCTTGGCCGGCGTCAGCCCCTTGGCCGGGTGCTGGGCGAACTCCTTCGCCAGGCCGGCCAGGCGCGAGGTCTGCGGCTCGCGCAACTGCTGGGTTCGGATCGGGTTTCCGTAGACGTCAACGATTTGTGCCATGTGTCGTACCTACCATGCGCCGCCGAAGCGGCCGCCAGTGTCAAAAGAATCGTCAAGGCCGGGCGCGTATTCATGCCGGCGTTTGACCAAGGTCGCCTCTATCGGCGCGAACCCCGTGGTGGCTAGCATCCAGAGCATGTGTAGGGCGTCGGGGCCATCGTCGTGGTCTGCGGCCGGGAAGTGCCGCAGCTGTTGTTCCAGGACGGTCTGGCTTGGATGCAGACGGATGAGGCCGTTGGCCATGTGCGGCTGGAGGCTTTCGATGCGCAGTAGCTTGTCGGCATGTGGCGTGATCGCTCGGGCAGGTACTGGGCAGCCAGCCTTGGCCGAGCGCTTCACCAGCTCGGTGCGCAGGAACTCCTGGAACTGGACCGCCTCAACGCCCCACACCAGGCAGTGATAGGCCCGCTGCATGGCGATGACGTCCTCGATGATCTTGTCCGGCAGGCGTTTGCGGATGGCGGCCTCGACCACGTCCAGGACGCCTGTCTCCCGGTTGAACCCACCCACCAGGATGGCGCTGGGGTCGCGGCTGGAACCTTGCTTACCCAGGGACGGGTCACACGCGCCGTAGAACATCCATTGCGCCAGGCGGTTGACCCAGAACGTGATGCAGGCGGCGAAGGGGGCGTTTTCGCCCTGGACAGGGTCGTTCTGCTGTTCCGAGTCGAACGCCGAGTGCCCATCGCGGGCACGTTTCACCATGAGTTTGTAGAGGGGCTGCCCATCCGGCCAGCAGATGATCGCGCCGTCCTCCATGGCGGCGACGCGTTCCTGGTAGAAGGCCAGTGCGGCGGCGCCCTCGTCGTCGGAGTTGAGCAGCAGCTCCTCCCACGTCTCCCACAGGTCCATGCGGTGCGGCCATTCGATGATCGCCTTGAACTTGCGCCGCTTCCACAGCGGGTTTTTCAGCAGGCGCGACAGGACCGAGTCGTAGTGAAGGATGGTGCCGATGATGATGACGTCCATGGTGTCGTCGGCCGAGCCGAGGGACAGAACGGTCTTCTTCAGCCAGTTTTCCAGCTTGTCGCGCTGCTCCGGGCTGCGGACGTTCTCGTCGTTCTCCAGGTCGTCGCCGATCACCAGGTCAGGACGATGCGGGCCGTGTCGAAGACCGCGCATCCGCTTGCCGGAGCCGAAGACCTGGACCTTGGCATCGTTCGCCGTAACGATGGTGCCGACTTGCCAGACGCGGCCCTTGCCGGCGCCCTGGGGGAAGTCCATGGCCAGGCGCGGGTTGAACTCCAGCTCCGCCTTGATCGCTTCCAGCATCGTGGCGGCCTGTTCGAAGGCATCCATGATGATCAGGGGGTAATGCTTGCGGCCGGTGAGTACGCACCAGATCACGAATATCTGGCTCACCAGGGTGGACTTGGCATTACCACGCGGCGCCGCAATGGCTTCGTGCTGGCCGTCCGGGTGGTCCACTAGCTCGGGCAACCGCTTGTAGAGGTAGTCGTGGAGCAGCGCGTTACCGCGCTTCACGTAGTGCGGGAAGTAGGTCCGGGCGAAATACTCATAGTCCGCGCTGGCCCGTTCACGCCGGGCGGCGCTGGCCTTCGGGTCGGGGTCGAAGCCTGCGACCTCGGCCTCGATCTGGCGGCGGAACTCCCCCGCGAGCTGGGCAATATCCGCCAGGAAGTCTCTGGTGCTACCCTTCATGGGACGATTTCTCCCCAGAAGGAACCTGGTCATGATGGACTGGATTGCTGGTGCCTACGGCGGCATCAAGGCGGCCACTGACATTACGCAGAGCATGCTCACGCTCAAGACGGATGCGGCTGTAACGACCAAGGTGGTCGAACTGAACGGCGTGCTGCTCGGGCTGCAATCCCAGCTGAACAGCGCCCACGCGGATCAGACGACGCTGACCCGCCGCATAGGCGAGCTGGAAGCCGAAATTGCTCAGTTCAAACGCTGGGAACAGGAGAAAGAGCGCTACCAGCTCCACCAGACGGAAGCGGGTGGACTTGTGTATCGCATAAAGCCAGAGGTTCAAGGCACCGAACCTCTGCATCACATATGTGCCGATTGCTACCAAAAAGGAATCAAGACCATTCTTCAGCCTTGCAATGATGGCTGGTACAAGGCCTTGAAATGTCACCCCTGCAATTCTGTTGTTCATGTCGAAAAGATTCCTGATAGCGGACCCGTGGTTGTCAGTCGGTACGACCCCTTCAGCGAATAGGTTGGTCAGCCCAGCTCCTTCGCAATCACCTCTCCAAACGGCTCCAGCACCTCGGCGAATGCCTGGGCGTGCTGCGGGAACCGCTCACGGATGAAGCTGGCCAGGCGCTGGAGCACCTCCATAGCGGTGGCCAGCGCTGATGTTTCGGGCAGAACGCGCTTGGACGCGCTGACCGTCTTGTTGTAGGCATCGGCCAGGCTGGCGAGCAGCTGCACCTTCACGGCGGGCTTGATGTCCGCGTCTACCTGGATGGCTTCCATCGTGGCCTGGAACTGGGTCACCAGGCCGGCCAGCACCTGGCGCGCCACGTCCTCCAGCCCACCACCGGCCAGCAACTGCGCCGATTGCGCCTTGTCCCAGTCGTCCCCCTCGGCTTCCGCCTGCTGTTTCCAGCGGCGGGCGGTGCCGTAGGAGACGCCGAACATGGCGGCCGCGACCTCCAGGGACTGGCGGTCGAGGACGTAGGCGCGGCGCAGGGCGTCGCGGGTTTCCTTCGGGTGCGCCATGACTACCTCAGATACCGAGCTTGATACGCGCCGCGAGCAGGCCGCAGGCAACCAGGCCACCCGCCAGCGCGCCGGCCGCCGAGCCGTACAGCACGGCCTTACGCTCGATCTGCGGGAATCGGTCCTCGAAGCGCTCCAGGCGGCCGTCGATGCGTTGCAGCAGTTCGAACTCGGGAGAGGCTTTCTTTTCGGTCATCGGATCAGTCCTTTTGAAGGTGCCGCACGGTGTCCCAGTGCAGTCCGGCGCAGAGGCCGTATTGGTCGTAGAGTTGTTTGAGGGCAATTGCGGTGGCATCGGGGCTGTCATCAGTCACCGCCACCGGGGTCGGGCACGGTTGAGCCAAGGCCGCCGGTAGTGGCCTGGGCGGCACGTTGACGGGCGGTTTCGAGCTGCTGCATGACGCCAGCAGGAAAGCGGCAGGCAGCGCGATCAGCAGCGGTTTCGGCCAGGGCATGGCGAAGCTCCCGAGTAGTTTGTTGGTCGCTGTCGGCCCGCTGGGCCAGGCGCTGGAAAAGAGCCGCGCTGGTGTCCTGGACCGCCTTCAGTTGTGCCGCCGATTGCTCCAGGACGTCGCGGTAGGCGCGGGTCTGTGCGTCGGCGCAGGCGGCGCGCCCATCGGCCAGGCCCGCCACGCGACCACTCCACCAGGCGCTGGTCGCAACCATCACCAGGAACAGGGCCAGGGCCAAGCCGAGGCGCCAGGTCATTCGGAAGACCTCGGCAGCAGCCCGGTACCAGCCCGCACCAGGGCTAGGCCGGTCTCGATCAGGATCACGCCAACCAGAGTGCGGCCTTTAGTTGCTGCCAACCGCAGGCGTTGCATCACAGCACCTCCCGCACGGCCTGGGCGATCTGCTCGGCGCTGTAGGGCTGCTGCCCGTTTTCGTGCCGAATGATCGCGGTCACCAGGGCGGCCAGGGTGTCCTGGTCCATGTGCAGGCCGGCCTGCGGTGGAACCCCCATGGCTCGGGCCACGGCCGTAGCATATGCGCGGGTGTCGTTCTCGTTGGACGGCGCCCAGCGTGCGATCAACGATTCGACGGTGCGCAGGCCGTGGACCTTGCGATAGTTCAGCAGCAGCTTTGCCAAGGCGCGGATTCCGTTATGTGCGGTATCGAAACGGGCGAAACGCGGCTCGACCTTCGGGTTGTGCGGGAGCTGGCCCTGCCAGTTGTTGCGTGCCGACCAGACGATGTTGCCGGGGTTGTTGTTGCGGATGCCGCGAGGTTGAAGGGCCATCAGGTGTTCTCCAGTTTGCGTTTTACCCACTGAGCGAACGCGCCCAGCCATGAATCGCCGTCCCGCTCAAACAGGCGCAGGGCCGCCCCGATCAGCCACCAGGCGGGCAGACCGGCAATCACCAGGAGCGGAGCGGAAACGAACAGCAGGCCGACTGCCGGCTCCAACTGGTAGAGCCCGGCCACCACCTGGGCGGACTCGAACAGCTCGGGGCGGTTGGAGTGCAGGTAAACGACCAGGATCGGGCCGAAGACGCTGGACGCGACGATGGTGCAGAACAGCCGGGCAAACCCCTCTTTCATGGTCCTGGGCCACAGGACCAGGAAGCCCAGGGCGGCGGCCAGGGCGCCCGCGCTGATATGGATGCCAAACATTTTCAGCAGCGCGGCGCTGCCGGCCGAGGTGGATGCGGGATCAGGCATTTGGTGCTTCCGTTGCGAGCGCTGCCCGAATTGCGGATAGGTGCGCATTGCCTACCTCCGGGGCGGACTTGGTGTAGTTGGATATGCGGAAATCGGTGTCGGTGACGCGGGGAGCTGGAGGCGGGCCGCGCCGGATCGACTCGGCGCGGTGGTCCATCATCTGGCGATACGCCTTGACCTTCGCGAAGGCGTCCTCGACGTGCGCCCGAACAAGTGGCTGCCAGTTGACCGGGCAGGCTTCCAGCAGAGCGTTACGACGCTCGCGGCTGGGCTCGGCCAGGATGGCGGCGGCGTAGTCGCGGGGGCTGCGTAGAGACGTTGGGGGGCTAGATGTGCTCATGCCGCCATCCTGGCGGCGAGTGCGACGCGTGATTAGCGGAAGGGGTTCAACGGCTGAGACAGGATCGGCGCGGAGACGCCGGCCGGGGCGTTGCGCCCCGGCTTAGTGGAACAGGGTGGATTGCTGCGGTGCCGGCTCGCTCGGCCGGTTGACAATCTCCCATATCCAGCGGTCGGACAGGTTGTACTTGCGGGCAAGATCGCTGAGCAGGCTACGGGCGGTTTGCCCATCACGCAAGCCCTGTTCGAAGCGCTCGACGATCTCCAGGTCGCGCCACCGTACCAGCGCCTTGTGGCAGCGAGCCACGTAAATTTCTTCGCCCCGATAGTGCGTGTGAAGCTGCTCCTCGATGTCGCTGCCCACCAGCTCGGCCAGCGCGGCCCGGCGCGCTTCGCCTCTCCGCGCCCGGCCCTCGGCTATCCGCCAGGACGTGCCGCCGAGCTGCTCGACTACTACCAGCGTGGCCGGCAGGCCGATGCGTCCGGCCATGTCGCGGACGGTATCCGGCAGCATGTCCTGGACCTCCCGAAGATCGACTTCAGACCTACTCATGGCGGCTCCTGTCAATGATAAGCGCCTGCATCAGCCGGTAGAGCTGGCTGTCGTCCAGCCACTCGACCCGCTCGACCTGGAACATGCGCCGGGCCATGTGGTCGGCGTAGCTCCAGGGGCGATGGGCGCTGGCCAGGAGCGCGGTGATTTTGCGCAGCACGGTTTGCCGGTTTTGCGGCACTTTTGGCGTCGCCCGGCCTTGCCGATTGCTCTTCGGTTTCCAGCCCAAGCGCTGGAGTTCGACCAGCACCTGATCGACCTGGCGCGGCCCTAAGTCCTTGGCCGAGCGCACGCCCGCGACGCGAGCGAGCAATGCGCGATAGGTGTCATCGTCCATGCCGAGCTGGGTCTTGGCGATGTGGATTTTTGCGAGGTTGACGGCGCGTAGGCTCATTGCAGTCTCCGCGCCTTACCCTGTAGGCGCCGCTGTACGGAAGGCATTTCGTACCAGCAGGCTTTACAGGAATTTTTGAGTGTTCCGTCCGGGTTGGTGAAGAAGAACTCGGCATCCGCTGGCCAGTATTCCCGACATTTGGTGCAGAGCTTTTCCATACCGTACCAGGCGACCTGATAGCCCTTTGGTAAGGGCTGAAACGCAGGTTGAGTGTCCATCTGATACCTCTTCATGGGTTGGCTGCTCGTCAGTACCGGACCACCACGTCCGGCAGACCGTCCCGGCCAGGCCGGGGCGGTTTCGCTCAATGGACGGTGCGGTTCTTGGCCTTGGTGTAGTGGACTCCCTGCTGCGGTTCGTCGCCGCGAGCGCGGCGCGCCAGGCACTCGTCGCAGGCGCAGGAAACGCCGTTACCAGTTCCGTTCTGCTTTGCGAGTTCCTGGCCGAGGGACATCGTCGCTTGCATAAGGGCATAGGCGATCTTCGATGCTTCGGAGTCGTGCAGCGGTGGGCCTTGCATGGAGAACTCTACTCCGCGCGCGGTGTCGCTGAGGGTGATGGTGTATACGGCCATGGGGCCTCCTAGCGTTGGCGATGAAATTGGATGTTGAAGTCGCGGCACACCTGGCGAGCCTGCCGCTCGCCGATACCGACCGCTCTTGCAGCCTGGCTCGGTGACGCGCCGAGTGCGGCTTGGACCATTAGCCGCGCAGCTAGCGTCTTCGCGTCGAGCTGGGGCGCTGGAATCTTGCGCTCTGGCCTCGCTTGTGCGGTTGGCTCCCGTTTGCCGGCCCTGGACACCTTGGCTGCTAGGGGCTGCTCAGGCTGTTCCAGGAGGTGCGCATAGACCGGCGTCCGGGTGGCGTGGATGACGAATGGGTAGGTCTCGCGCATCTGGTGTCCCAGCTGCTGAATCTCGCCACCACTGGCGAGAAACTCGGCGGTCAACTGCTCCAGGCGCTGCCGTTCGGCTTCGTGGTACGGCGAACGAAGCGGCAGCGGGTCGGTCTGCGGGTTGTGATAGCGCTCCATCACTGCGCCTCCTTTTGGAGCTGACGAATGCGGGTGTGCAGCTTCTTCTCGACGATCTTCTGGAGGCCGGTAACCGCGAGCGCGGCGCGGCATTGCTCCAGGTCGAAGCCGGCAACGGCGCGGAGTCGGCTATCGACGTCTACGGCGCCGTAGCTCTGTCCGGGGTGATTGAAGGGGTTGGACTGCTGCATTTCACACCCCCAGCGCACGGAAGCCGGGCCGATCCTGCTGGCCCAGGGTCTGGATGTACCGGGCGATGGAGCCCAGGTTTTCGCGGTCGGTGGCGTCGGGGCTCACACCCGGCACGCGCCGGGCGACTTTCTTGCCGACCTGGTGCGGCTCAGCGGTTGCAAAGACCGCCGCCCGCACGCTGGCCAAGTCGCCCACGGCAAGGGCGAAGTAGCCCTCGCCTGGGTGTTCCTCCCGCAGCTCGATCAGGCCGTCGATGCGGCACATGGCGAACGTCTTGGTCATGTCACGCCTCCCGACGCATGTGGCTAGATAGGCTTTCCCGGATTTCCTCAGCGCAGGCACGCCAGGACGCCTCGGAAACCATGGGGCTTTCGAGCGACCCCGGCTCCGAAGCCAGTACCATGCAAGCGAACTGATCCAAGGCTTGGAGGACCATTGCTTGCATCAGCGGTCCGCTTTTGGGGTACTCCATCAAGCGGGTTACAAGCTCCACGTTGGTAGGCATGTCACACGTCTCCCATGAAAACCTGGAACGACTCGCTGTCGTGCGAGGCGATCCAGCGAACGAACCTTTCGAGGGCTTCAATGCCTTCCGCCTGGTTTTTTGCCTCGGGTATGCCGGGCACCAGGAGCGACTTGCCGTCGTAGGCGTGGCGCGAGGTGACTTCGATGATTTCGCGAACGACCTGGTCGTCCCCACGGGCGATCTCGATGGCGCCCTCGGGAACCTGGTCACCGAACTGGATCAGGCCAGAGGCCCAGCAGAAAGCGATGGTGTCGGCCATGTCACACCTCCTGTTTGGTGAGCGATAGCGGGAGTGTGCCAAGCCACTGGCGGGCCACTCGTAGGCCGATTCGGAAGCCGATGGCTTGGGAACCAGTGAGCCTGGCCGAACCAATCCGAACCTCGGCCGTATCCGGCGCATTCAGCGCCTGATCAATCTTGCCCATCCCGTTCTGGTGCCAAGAGGTGAGCAGCTCAGCCACGCGCAGGAGGTCAGTGTTCGAACAGAAGTCCTCCAGCATTTCGCGCAGTTCAGCCTTGGCTTCCTCAGCGTTCTCGATGGCATGGCCGTCGTCGAATGTGCCCCCGACCAGCGCCCAAGCACTGGCGAATACCTGGGCCTGCGACATGATGGTGTCGATGCTGATTTCCTCGGCCATGTCACTGCACCTCCGCTTCGAAAGGCACGATGGCGAAGTCTTCGATGCCGGTGTTCAGGGTCAGCCCCGGAAGCCCCTGGACGGCCTCGGGTTCGTTGAGGATCGCTTCTTTGTTCACCTCTTCCTTGGTGCGGATGAAGCGGATTAGCCCCTTGCTGCGCAGTAGCTCCAGGACCGCATCGGCGCCGCGCACAGTCACGGACGGGGGACGGATGCGCCACTGGACCTCGCCGGTCGTGAGGTTCGCGTACTTGACCTTGTTGTTGTCGGTCAGCTCGGCACGGTTGGCCTCGCACCAGGACTGGACTCCGCCCTGGAGGACCGCCAGGCGCTTCTTCAGGTCTTCGGCCGGCTCCGAATAGCGCTCGGTGATCTGGCCGATTTCATCGTTCATTGCGGTTTCCAGACGGGCCAGCTCGCGCTGGAGGTCGCCGATGTTCTTGATATCGCTGATGACCTGTTCGCGGGTCTGCGGGACGTAGACGGCGGCAGCGGATTTCAGACGTTTCTTCGGTGCCATGTTGGCGTTCTCCTGTTCAGTGAATTACGGGTTTGCTGCCGGCGAAGTCGCGGTAGCTGATCGGTTCGCTCCAGGCCAGGGTGATGCCCTGGAAGCGGGTGATGTAACGGGTGCTGCCGGCCGAGGCCTCGCGCTGGAAACCCAGCAGGAGCCCCTTCTCCAGGAGCTGGCGGGCGTCATCTGCGGCGATGGTCACGCGCCCCTCTGTCGGCTCCAGGCGATGAAGGCGAACCCCCATGCGCTGGAGCAGCCGGGCGGCATCGTTGAAGGTGCGCAGGCTCAGGGCCAAGTCAGGTGTCAAGACTTTCAAGGGCAGTGCGGTTCTCATGACCTCGTTCCTCTCGTTTCATGGGGGCGGTATGCGGGTTGCGTGGACAAGCGCGGCACGCTTTCCAGCAGCGCATCGCGACGGGGTTGTTCAGCGGCGCCGGCCGCTGGAGGTACTCGCTGCACTCGACCGAGGTCACCGCCTCGCCCAGGGCCGGGCACTCAATGCGGCTCAGCGCGGCCAGGACACGACGCTCGACGCGGATCGTCGAGGGCGACGGGTAGCGGTTGGCGAGGATGGTGCTGACGGTCGAACGGCTCATGCCGATTGCCTCGCCGGCCTTCGTCTGGCTGCTGCGGGCCACCTCGGCGGCCAGCAGCTGGACGAAGACAGGCGGACGCTCGCCCCAGGCCGACAGATCGATTGCGCGTTCCATCAGCACCCCCACTGCCAGGCAATGAGGCGGCGGATCGGCAGCAGGGCATCACCGACTAGGACCAGCAGCAGGCCGAGGGCCAGGAAGATGCCGATGGGGATCAGTGTTCGGCGCATGGCGGCACCTCCTGTTCTGATTTCTTGGAGCGACTCCGGTTGTGCTGGTACTCGCCGTGCGAACTCCACATGACCTGGTCAAGGTTCGGGTCGTAGACCTGGCGGCGCGTCTCGCGCTGGACGATGGGCGGCCGAGGGCCGGTGTAGCGGCCTGGCTTGAGGGCGTAATGGCGGCCGTTGCGGGTCAGGTATCCGGCGTTTTGGAGGTCGATGAAGTAGCGCTGAACGGTGCTGGGCGAGACGGTCGTGCCCGAGGCCGCCACCGATGCGGCGATCTGCTCCGGGGTCGCTGGACCGAGGATTCGCAACGTCCGCCAGACCGCCTCGGTGGTGTATCCCTGCTGGGATGGCTTGCCATCGGCGTTCAGGTTCGGTGCCTCGACGCCGTTGTCGCGGATCAGCTGAAACACGACCTCTTCGCCGCGCTTGAATCCACGGATCGCCTCGACGTAGCCGCCCAGGCGAAGACAGGCGACATACTTCTCGACGGTCTTGTCGTGCTGGTTGGAGCGGCGCGCCACGCGGTAGACGGTGAACTCTTCGCGGTTGGCCCGGATGACTTCCCACATCTGCTGGCGGGGGCTCTTGCCCCCGACCATGCAGAGGTGAGCCGGGTTCTTGCCGAGGCTCATTTCGAAGTCCTCGGGTTCGGGGCCGCGCCGGTATACAGCTCCAGGTTCAGGCGCTGGAGGTCGGCCAGTTCCAGCTCGATTCGTCCATGGACAGCAGCGGCCTCGGCCAGTAGCTCCAGGTTCACCGCGACGCGGCGGACCGACCCCATCGCCTTATTCACCAGGTGCGTGAGCAGGTCGTCAGCAATGACGACGCTTGAGCTATAGATTTTCACCAGCTCGCGGGCGTCATCCATGCTCACTGGCTGAGCCGGAATCCAGCTCAGAATGCGGCCATGGAAGCGCTCGTATTTCTTGAGCTTTGTCGGCAGCCATTCCTCGCCGATCAGCAAGATGGAGGCTTGGCTGGACTCGTACAGGTCGCGAATCAGCTCGACCTGGCCAGAGGCGACCAGGTGGTCCATTTCGTCGATGATCAGCGGGCGGCCGCTGGCGGCCAGTTCCTCGGCGATCTGGTCGGCCATTTCCGGGAGTGTCGCGCCCGGCTTGATGCCCATTTCCCCCAGGATCGACTTCAGTGTGTGCTTGCGGGTCCAGACGCTTTTTGCTTGGACGTAGTAGGCGCGGCGGCGGTTGGCGACCCAGGCAGCGGACACGCTCTTGCCAAAGCCGGTCGGACCGTAGAAGCACACCAGGCCGGGCAGCGTGGAGGTTCGCGCCATGGCCTTCTCCAGGGCGATGTCGCAGAGGGCGATATTGGCGATGTCGGCCATGCCGCTGGCCAGTTGGGTGGTTTTCGTGGTCATGAATACAGCTCCTTTCATGCTTGCCGCTGCTGGGCGGCGAATTCTTTGGATTTGGGGTAAACCTCGAACCACTGGGCGGCTCCCGGCTCGATGGGCAGGCCGGAGCGCTGCCGCTCGGCCAGCTCGCACCACTGCCGGTAGCGCTGGGCGGGAGCGGTCGGCAGGGTGAAGACCTGGGCGGTGGTGGCTTGGGCGGTGGCTGCGGCCGGGCGCGGTTCGTCGATCCGTTCGGCCTGCATTTCGAGGGTCGCGGCGCTGCGCGACCGGAGTTGCTCAGGGGTGATCGTGCCGAGGCCGGGGATGGACAGCGGCGCATCCATTTCCAGGGCATACCCGCCGTCACGCTCGGCGCGAATCTCGTCGAGGTGAGCCAGGGCGCGCTTCTCACGGGCCTCTGCGCGTTTCTCGCGGGCACGCTCGACATACGAAGCCGGCATGTAGTCGCGGCTGTTGCCGTTCAGCTCTGCGGTGCAAAGGAAGCGGCCCTCGCCGTCGTAGACCCACACCTTGCTGGCGTCGTGGATGTCGTAGCCCACGGCCACCTGGTCGCCGTGGAATTCCTCCAGCTCGCGGGCGAAGTAGCGGTTGCCGATGAACTCCAGTTCGCAGCGGCGGACGGTGCGCAGCACCTGGGGCCGGAACAGCGGCCGGGCCTCGTCGTCGGTGACCCGCATCGGGCTGAAGCCATCGGCTTCGTGGAGCGCCCACGCTTCGTTGGGGGTCATGTGCCGGCGACGACCGGTGTTCGGGTCAACGATGCGCGGCAAGCTGCTGTGCGGCCGGTCGTTGTACTCGGCAATCTGCTGTTCGCAGAACGCGACAAAAGATTCCCAAGACATCAGCGGCATGGTGCCGCCCTTGGCAATGGCCCGGCGCGTCAGCTTGAAAGTGGCCAGCTTGGCCTGGCGGTCCATGTCGGCGCCGATGTAGCCGGGCAGTTCCTTGGCGGCCCGAATCCACAGGCTCTGGTGAACGCGCTCGATCACGCCCCGCGCCTGGCTGTTGTAGGGCAGGCTGTTCTTCATATCGATGCCCAGGCGGCCCATAAGGCCGACCGCTTCGTCGCGCATCATGTGGTTGACGTAGCCCGAGCCGTTGTCCACGTAGAAGATGGCCGGAATGCCGCCCTTGGTGCAGGCGTCGCGCAGGGCATCGACCACCACCAAGGCCGACTCGGCCAGGCCGGTGGACCATCCCGGAATTCGACGGGTACGGATGTCGATGATGGTGGTGATTTCCGGCCGGAAGGGCCGGCCGTGCATCGGGTGCTGGACCTCGGCGTCGAACGTGTGGCCGTCGCAGGAATAGACGTCGGTCGGGAGTAGCTTGGTGAAGTCGCGGCGAATGAACGGGCGCAGTGCCTTGATTTCATGCTCACCCATACGCCCGACCTCGCGGCTGACGTTGCCCACCTTGCGCAGGAACGCATAGACCTGGTCCAGGCTGGGCATTTGCCCCTGCCAGTGCTTCTCCAGCAGTGCATGGGCAGCGCGGGCGCTGCGCTTCTCCGGCCCCTGGTAGATGGTCATGAATGCCGGCGCCCAGTCGGGAACGCTCATGTCCGGGCGGCGGACCTTCGGCACCAGGGCGCCACGCTCGGCTTGGTCCAGGAAGCGCTCCAGGCTGCGCACGCTCGGCAGGCCATCCGCGCTCGGGCGGCCGCGAGGATCGCGGGCCATCTTGAGCATGGCGAGCAACTGCGGCTCGATCTGGCCGAGGCGCGCCATGTCCAGCATCAGGGTGATGGAGCGTTTCCGGCTGTAGCCGGTGCGGGCCATCATCAGGTCCAGGGCGTGCAGCACCCCCTGGCGGGCATCGGCGACCAGCTGCTGGCGGCTGGTTTCGACCAGGGCCAGTTGCGTCTCCTGGCGGACCACCTTGGTGGCCACCTCACCCAGGGCGGCGTTCAGCAGCGCGGCGCGGGTTTCTTTCGGCAGGGCCGAAACGTGGTACTCATATCCACCACCGCGCCCGGAGTGCTTCTGCTTCTTCCAGCCTTCCCTTTCTGCCAGCTTTCGGACACCTCGATCAGTCGTCGGCAGCCCTGGAAGCCCGGCCAGCTTTGTAGGCATGAACCACTCACTCATGGTCGCCTCCAATAGTCTCGTGGCGGGCGATCAGGGCGTTACCGAGGGTGAGCGCAGCAGTTTCCAGCCATTCGGCTGCAATCTGTCTGTTGCCGTTGAAGATCGAAGCGAGGTCGCCATCGACTGAGTTGAAGAACTCGGTGGCATGGCGCAGATCGTCGAGAAGCGGGCGGTGTATAGCGTCGAGCTGTGCTTGCCCGAGCGCGATGGATTCAATACTGTCAGCCGTTTTGGAGGGCGCAGGCATGATCAGCGAAGAAGAGTTTCGCGAATTGCAGGAAGAACTGGCCGAGCTGACAGAATCGTTCGGTCGGCTTGAGGAAATGAACGAGGCGTTATCTGAAGTGGTGTTTGCGCTGCTGCAATCCACATCGATCAGGCCGAGACTCTTTTCCCGACTCATTGATCACACCCTCGACAAATGGCTGATTCTTCGTCGTGACTTGGGTTCTCCCTCCGCAAAGCTCTTGCAGCGCGTGCGAGACGACGTTCTCTCCAAACCGCCTGAAGGGACGCTGGATTTTCCTTCAGCCAGGCCGCGACCTCTGCTGCGAGCGGTTCCCGCGCCACATCGGAAAGATTCGGCTCGCGGGCGGGACGGTTCTGAAGGAGACGTTCAACATGGGCCTCGGCCTGGCGATACTCCTCAGCCTGCACCAGGGCCAACTCCTCACGAACCCAGCGACGAACAGCGTCCCGAATTGGACGAGTAATAAGCTTGATCATCAGATACCTCCCATAAGTCGCTTGAGTTCACGCGCCTGCCGGCTCGCTTCCTCGCGGGTCCGCTCAAGACGGCCCAACTCGGCGAGAAGTGCATCGCGGCCGTAAGCCACGCGGCCGCCACGCACACCGACCAGCCAGTTGGTCAGCAGATGGCTCGCGCAGACGTCCTCCAGGAGGGCGGCGCGGTAGAAAGGCAGGTTGTGATCGGTTCGGGCGGGGCTCGACCAGGCGTCGAGCATGTTCTTACTCACGTCATCGCCGGACAGGCGCGACATGCGGGCGGCGACCTCGTAACGGTCAAGGTCGCAAGCCTTCAGAATTTCGCTGACCAGTTCGCTGATTTGGGCGGCGTAGTTGCACTCACCAGGTATAGCGCGGGCCGGCTGCGGAACATCGAAGATGTCCAGGGTGCGGTCGTCTTTGCGGCGGGCCATGTTCAAGCCCTCGCTTCGTCTTTACGCTGCGCTATAGGAGCGTATCTGGTATTTTTTGCATAACTTTCATAAGCCAGCAGCGTCTCCGAGCGATTCGGACGCTGCCGCTTCGGATTGTCCTCGTCAATCCAGCGTTCGGGCCAGAGCTTCACTGGGCTCAGGTCCAACGCGGCGGCGAGCGCACGCTCTACGCGGGGATAGGGAATCTCTTTCGCGACGCGAACTGCCCTGGAGCTAACACCCAGTTGGCGGGCTATTGCAGCGGTGGAAGAACCACGGATGCGCAGCTGGTACTTGATCCACTCCCAGCGCATCACCGGGTCTTTCGGGATGGTGGCTATGTTCATCTCAATCATTCCATCTTGGCGGGTGGAAGGCTGTTATCTAACTGCCTGTTGGGGATAAACATAACACATCTGATTGGCTGATCAAGACGGAACAGTAAAGTTCCGCCTCTTGATTTACATATCAATCAAGTGGAATCGGCTTTTTTATCGTGAAATCAGACACTTACGGAAAGACGGAACAAGATCAATCAGATAAGGCGGCAGTTCCGACTTTCACGCAGGAGGTCGGAACGCGCATCGCGGAGGTGGCTAGGCTGCTTGGTAGCCGGCGAGCATTGGCGAAGCAGGTCGGCATCCACGAGACCCAGCTTTACAGATATATCAAGGGGATCAACGCCGCCGCTCCTGAACTCCTTTCGGCCATAGCCAAGGCTGGTCGTGTGAGTCTGGATTGGCTTATCAATGGGGAAGAGGTGGCTTCTACGCCTGCCGAAGGCGCGAAGAGCATTGAGGGCGAGTATGTATACATACCCCTCTATGACGGCCAGGTGAGCGCAGGGCATGGTTCCTGGACCGACGGCGCCACCGTGCTTGTGAATCTTGCATTCACTCGGTACAGCCTGCGAAAAAAGGGTTTGGACCCCTCCAGTATCTCAGCGATCCGCATTGGCGGTGACTCTATGGAGCCTCTGCTGTGCGATGGAGATACAGTGCTTGTGGATCACACCAAGTCAACGGTCCAAGACGCGGCAGTCTACGTCGTTCGCCTGGATGACCATCTCTATGCAAAGCGCCTGCAAAGACGCTTCGACGGGTCGGTGTCGATCATCAGTGAAAACAAGGCCTATACCGAAATGATCGTCCCAAAGGCAAAGCTGTCGGACCTGGAAATCATCGGAAGGGTTGTATGGGCTAGCCGCTGGATGGTTTAG